AGAAGACCCTAACTATTTAGTCGTAGGTATTCTTGGTGGTGCTACATTAATAGGTTTGATTCCCGGTGTAGGTGATGTTGCAGCTAAACTTATACGAAAAGGTGCAGACCTAGCAAAAAGAATAGACGTAGATGTAAATGCTCTAGGTTCAACAGGGGGTAATATAACCTTTAAGAAAGATTTTAGAGATGCACCTATTGAACAACGAAATGTTGAGTTTAGAAACACCGACCTGTCTATTCAAGACTTTGATAATCTAAAGATATTCAATAGAGAAGAAGGTTTTGGTAGCACTGGTACACAGAGTGAAAAAAGGAGAAGAATAAAAACTGTAATACTTCCGATTGATGAAGCACTCAAATTATTTCCAGATAGAGGATATACTTACATGGATGATGTGGGTAAAGCTTATATGGACTCTATGGAAAGTAGTATAAAAAAAGCAACGCAAGGTGCTAAAGCAGAAGAATTTACAGGGTTTAAACCTTATGAAAGACTTAGGGGGACTAAGTATGGTAAGGATATGACTGAAGAAGACTTTCAATTTGAAACAAAGGCAAGGGGTGTGGGAATACCATTTGTATCTGTAGGATACAATAAAAAGGGAAACACACTGTTATCAACAAACCATGAAGGCGCACACAGATTACTTATACTAAAAAAGTTAGGACATAGGTTTGCTCCAGTTGATGTTCTCTTTAATAGAGAACTAGACATGAAAAATACAAATTTAAATCGTGTAATGAAAGAAGCACGTAATTTAGTTGGTAAACAAGAATTTTCTTTAGACAGAAAAAAAAGACAAGGTGGAAAAGCAAATGTTGTTAAGGGCTTTGATACTGCTATTAAACCTGAAGACTATGATATAAAATTTAACAAGGGTGGTGTTGCTATGGAACGACAGATGGAGATGGCTTTTATGCAAGAGGGTGGACTAAAAGATGATGGTATGGACAAAGACCCTGTAAGTGGTAATGAAGTTCCATCTGGTTCGTTAGCAGAAGAAGTAAGAGATGATATACCTGTGCAACTTAGTGAAGGAGAGTATGTAGTACCTGCAGATGTTGTTCGATTTTTTGGTGTAAAGTTTTTTGAAGACTTGCGTATGCAAGCTAAGATGGGACTTGCCCAGATGGAGGAATCAGGACGTATTGGAGGAGAACCAATAAAAGAACCTATGAGTGTTACTGTCGTTGAATCAGAAGAGATGTTAGACCCTGAGGACGAAAAAAAGATAAGAGAAATGTTAAAGGGTTTTAGCGAGGGAGGATTACAAGATTTTAGAGAAGCCCCACCACCACTTGATTTGAGAAAAAAATTTGGTGTTGTAGGAGGAAGTTTATTTAAAAGAAAATCAGAAGTAACTGAAGATGATATAATAGATGGTAAAGCAGATGGGTCTGTTACCTATTATCATCCAGACGGAAGAGAGTTTAAAGTAGAGTATAAAAATGGTGCTGTAGTAAATGAAAATCAAATACAGTACACTGTCCCTCCTTGGTCAAGAACTAAACCTAATCAAACACCCAATGTATCACCATCAGAGATAGGTGGTTCTAGTGGAGATGAAGATAGACCCTCAGGAGGAGCTAAATTTACACAACCTAACCTAGTAGAAAAATATGGCTATTTAAAAGATAAAGAAGATTATATTTCTACAGAAATACTAGCCAATCTGCATAATGAAGAAACTGGAGAAAATAGACTAGCATTCTTTGATGATAATGGTAATCCTGTTAAAATGACTAAAGAGGCATATGATAATTTATATAAATCATATACATCTCTTGGTGGGGATAAAAATTTTCCAGAGGGTATTGCACAGTATGCTAATTTAAGTTTTGGAGATAAAATAGCATTGATGCCACAACAAATACGTAAAGCATTTGGCTATGATGTTAGTGAAGCTAAAATAAAACAAATTTTAAAAGCGTCTCAAGATAGAAAAGCATTATCAAGAATGCAGGTAAATCCATCTATACTATCATTCATTTTAGATATTCTTTCTCCAGATAAAACTTTATTTTCTACAAATCTTACTGCGAGAGAAGCTAGTCCAGATGCAAGAGAACCTTTAACCGTGCAAGAAAAGGTTATTGAAAGATTGTCAGATTTTACAACAGGTATTGATGGCACTGTTGGTTCAGAAGGTTTTATTAACTTTGGTAAATTTTTACAAGGGGAAACTAATTCTAGATTTGGTATGACAGCTATTGATAGAGCTTTACTAGGAGTTAAGATGGATGGTGACCAACCTATGATTTATGATGGAGGATTAGGTAGGGATAGAAAACTTACTGGCTCTGATTTACAGGCATTTGCAAAAAATATGGATACTATAAAAGATGCTAGAAGATTTTCTCATAATGTATTTATGGAAACAGGTGATGCCTTTTTAGCAGATGAAGCCTATCATCAAGACTTTTTAGACCAATCTGCTGAGATAACAAAAAATGAACAACTAGCTGCTGAAGCAAGACGAAAAAGTATACAATCAAGGAATTTACAGTCTGATGAAGAAATAATACAACAACGAAAAGATGCTAAAGAAGCAGCAGAAAGAAAAAGAAGGGAAGACGCAGAAAAAGCTGCAAAGAAAAAACGAGAAGAAGAACAAAAACAGAAAAGACTGCGAGATAAAAATAGAAGAGATAAGCCAACTCAATCTGGTCCAGTCGAAGGTGATGATAATGATGGTGGTGGCTCATCAGAAAATGTTTTTGGTGATGGATACTATCAACCAAATCCTAAATCTGACTACAGAACTGATTACAATCCCCCTCCTCCAACAGGACAATCTCCGGGATTTCCGGGGGGTGGTCCTACAACATCATTTGGAGGAGGTTACTCAGCACCACCTACTTATGATTATGGTGGAACAGGACCATTTAATAAAGGTGGACTAGCATCTAAACCAAAAGCTAAACCAAAACGAAAAAAGAATACTAAAGGATTAGGCACTAAACCTAAGGCTACTTGACAATCATGTCAACCCCAATAACAGGAGAAAATTATGCCAGAATTAGAAACAGTAGAACCACAAAAAACTGCAGGATTTGTAAGTCGGTCTCGTTCAAAGTACAAGGACAAGATTGCTAGGGACGAGCAGGAACTTAAAGAACTCCTCGCACAGAGGAACGGAGAAGGGGTTCAAGAGAACTCTAAGGAGAGCCAAGACGTATCTTCTCCTGAAGAGGGAAAGGAAGCAGAGGTATCTGACGAGACTCTCAGTAAGGAGGAAAAATCTTTCAAGACGAGATATGGGGATGTTAGAAGACATCTTGCGGCTAAGGAGAAAGAGTATAACGCTAGAATAAAAGAGTTAGAAGATAAACTGTCTGACACTAAAAAGCTTGTACCACCTAAATCTGACGAGGATATTGCAACATGGGCAGAAAAATACCCTGATGTTGCAGGTATTGTAGAGACAATAGCCGAGAAAAAAGCCAAACAAATGTTTGATAAAGCCAATATTCAGCTAGAAGAGCTTAGTAAAGCTAAAGAAGAAACAACTCGTAGAACAGCCGAAAATGAAATTAAAGAGGTTCACAAAGACTTTGATAAGTTACGTGACTCTGATGAGTTTCACGAGTGGGTAGAAGAGCAACCTAAATGGGTGCAAAATGCTCTCTACGAGAATACAGATGATGCCAAGTCTGTTATCCGTGTCATTGATTTATATAAGATTGATAATGGTTTAACAGCAGGTGACAAAAAGAATAAGAGAAAAGCTGCGGCTTCTCTTGTAAATAAAACGTCTAAGACGGAGGTAGATGCTGAAGAATTAGCAGATACTATAAAAGAATCTGATGTAGAGAGAATGAGTGACGCAGATTACGCTAGGAATGCTGAGAAAATAAACACAGCAATCCGTTCTGGTAAATTTATTTACGATGTATCAGGAAATAGAAGATAAAGTGTTGACAAACAATAGGTTACAAAGTTAGCTACGGAGTAACCATATGCACTCTAGAACGTATAACCTCTTCCTACGGTGTTTAGCTTTTAATTAAGCCAAATTATAGGAGGATTTACTATGGCTTTTACAACCGCTGCAGGTTATGGCAATTTACCTAACGGTAATTTTTCGCCAATAATCTACTCCAAACAGGTACAGCTTGCATTCCGTAAGTCAACTGTTGTTGGAGATATAACAAACTCTGACTATTTCGGAGAAATTGCTAATCAGGGCGATACCGTCAGGATTATCAAAGAGCCTGAAATTTCAGTAAAGGCTTATGCTCGTGGCACACAAGTTACAGCACAGGACCTTGATGACGAGGACTTTACACTTACTGTGGACAAGTCTAACTACTATGCTTTCAAAATGGATGACATTGAGGAAGCACATAGTCATGTCAACTTTATGCAACTTGCAACTGATAGAGCTGCATACAGACTCGCTGACCAGTATGACCAAGAAGTTCTTGGCTACATGGCAGGTTATAAGCAGTCAGCATTACACGCTAATGCAGGTGCTGTTAATGACCAAGTTAACGGTTCTGTAGCTGTTTCTACTGCAGGGACAGATGAACTTCTTTCTTCAATGAAGTTAATCAAAAGTTCTTTTGCAAGCATTACAACTTCATCAGCAGGAGACCACTCAATTCCTGTTGCAAACCTAGCTCCGGGTGCAACTGCTGTTTCAACAGCTGCTGTTACTCCAATGGTAATCATCAACAGAATGGCTAGACTGTTAAATCAACAACAAGTTGATACACAGGATAGATGGTTGGTTGTTGACCCAGTATTCATGGAGTTACTCGGTGACGAAAACTCTAAGTTGGTAAATGCTGACTTCAATGCAGCTGAACTTAAAAATGGTCTTGCTCTAACTAACTTGGCAGGTTTTAGACTATACGTGTCTAGCAACCTACCTTCAGTTGGTGGTGGACCAGGAACATCTGGAACTGCAAACCAAAACACTGACTACGGTGCTATTGTTGCAGGTCATGGTTCTGCTGTTGCAACTGCTGAACAACTTAGCAAAACTGAAACCTACCGTGACCCTGACAGCTTTGCTGACATTGTTCGTGGTATGCACCTATACGGCAGAAAGATACTTCGACCAGAAGCTATCGTAACTGCTAAATATAACGCAGCTTAAGGGAGGAAATTGACATGGCATTAGGTGACAATACACTACAAGCTGCACGAGGAGTAAACTCTAATCCCGGCAGAAAACCTTATATGGTTCAAACCGTTTTAAACTTAGCAACAGCTTTGTCTGATAAGGGTTCTGCTCTCGCAGCTTCTGACGTTATTCCTGTTATAGCTGTTAAAAAGGGTACAATGATTCTTAACGCAGGTATTCAAGTTGATACTGCTAGTGATGGTTCTACTTTTACAGTAGACCTTGGTACTGGTGTTGACCCTGACATATTTGTCGATGGTTTTGATGCTACCTCAGCTGCAGCAGTTATTGCTCAGAATCCTGCAGCCTATCAGCCTGTTATGGCTGTGGCTGACGATAACATTGATTTAACAATCGCTTCCCTATCAGGTGGTGCTGTTTCATCAGGTAAGCTACGAATCTTTGCAATCCTAATGGATTGTAACGATGTTGGACATGACGGTGTAGCCGTGGATGTTGACAGGGATTTCCTAGCTTAACATTACTATCTAGAGGGCAGGTGTAGGAAAACTTGCCCTCTATTTATATTAACAGGAGTATTTTGTGGCAACAACCTACATTACATTAGTGAATGACCTCTTGCGTAGGTTGAATGAAGTTACACTTACTACCTCAGGTGAAGGTTTCTCTACTGCAAAGAATGTACAAGCAATAGCAAAAGATGCCATTAACAATTCTATAAGAGAAATACTGCAAGACGGTCATCAATTTCCCTTTCTTAAAACTACAAATACACAAACACTAACAGCAGGTACAGGCACATACGACTTACCTACTGATACGGCTAGTGTTGATTGGGAAACATTTTACTTACAAGCTTTGTCAAGTGCAGGTAATACTGCTCGTTCTTTGCCTACCATACCTTTTGAAGAATATGTTAGGATATATAAGGCAATAGAAGAAAATGCAGGAACAGGGGGTAGGTCATCTCCTGATTTGATATATCAAACATCAGAAGAAAAGTTTGGTGTAACACCTTTACCTGACGCAGCTTATGTAATAGAATATGTTTACTATAAGTTTCCTGCTGACTTATCAGCGTTTGATGACGAAATGATTATACCAGATAGATTTAAGTACATAATCATAGACGGTGCGATGGTATACATGATGAGATTCAGGTCTAACGAACAGTCTGCACAAATACATCAGGCTAAGTTTCAAGAGGGTATCAAGGCTATGCGTAGATTATTATTAGATGACCCACTGTTTGTTCGGTCATCAATGATAAATAGACCTAAGTTTACATCACAAATGCTAAGACTGAGTGGTTAAATGGCTGATTCAGTCTCCACGTTTAGAGCCGTTTGCAGAGGTGGTTTAAATACAGGTGCAGACGTTTTATCTCTTGGTGAAGAGAGTCCCGGTTCAGCAATACAGTTACTGAACTATGAACCAAACCTAGAGGGTGGCTATAGAAGATTAACTGGATTTGCTAATAACTTTGGGACAGTTCCCGGAACAGGTTCAGTTTTAGGAGTAGCTGTAGCTAATGGTGTAAATCAAGGTATTCTTGCTTGTCGTACACCATCATCAGGTAACAACTATCTGCATCACTGGAACTTTTATTATACAGTGGCTGTAACATCAGGTCAAGGTTCAAGTTTTACTGTAGGAGAAACAGTAACAGCCGTAGTAAGTTCTAGTGATAATACATCTACAGGAGTTTCAGGAACTGTAATAGCAAAGGCTTCTGCTTCTTTAACAATAAATTTTGGTAGGTTACCTAGTTCTGTATTTGATGCCAACAATGTATTAACAGGTGGTACATCTTCAGCTACTACAACAGTTACTTCTACTCCAACAGTTATAGGTTGGACAGCTGTATCAACAAGTGGCTCACCTACAATGACAGGTGTAAGCAAAGTTAGATTTGCAGAGATAAACTTTGGTACACCAAAAGTAGTTTTAACAGATGGTATAAATCCTGCAGCCACGTATGATGGGTCAACGTATACGCAGATAACAGACTCAAATGCACCAACAGACCCTAAGTTAGCCGCAGAGTTTCAGAATCATTTGTTTTTAGCAGGAGACCCTGCACAGCCAAGTAACTTGTTTTTCTCTGCACCAACAGCCGAGACAGACTTTAGTCCTGCAAATGGTGGTGGAGTTATAA